TGACCTGCTTATTCGCACCTTCCTTAGGTTACACATCATCCCAAGCCATGAACTATTACTTTGCCTGTCTTGAATGGAATTATAAACATTGTATAGAGGGGATGAGTGTGGAGTGGATATTTTCAATTTCTTAGTAAAAAAATTGTCTATAAATTTCTGCTCGCCGTAAGGAAAGTAAATATCTGGTCTTTGAGAAATATTTTGTCCCTGATGTTTATCGAATGTGTCATTAGCACAATATTCCAATGCACTTCTTAAGTGTTCAAGCATTGACTTCACTTTTACAGGCTTAATCTCTTGGTTTTGTTTCATAATCAAGAGATTTTCTTCTACTTCGTTGATCAAGTCTAAGGAACCAGATCTGGACATTTGACGATACCTTTTATGGCTGTTTTCTTAATTCTAAACCGAACCCATCAATGGTTAACAGTTATGCATTAATTTTATAGGTAAAGGAAGTGATTATGCAGGTCACTATTGACGGTGTCCCGTATGCGCCCACCTGCAATTCAGTGGCCCGCATCGGCATTGCTATAACGACACACAACCGTGCCGACATTCTGAAGCGATCGCTCGAACAGCACATGAATCATCTTCCAATTGGAGTGCTGGTGGTTGTTATCGATGATGGTTCAAAACCTGCTGTAGCGGTGCCAGACGGCGTTGAGCTGCTTCGCCATGAAACATCACTCGGCATTGTTGCTTCAAAGAACGCCAGCCTCTCAGCCCTGATGGATGCAGGGTGCGAGCATCTTTTTTTATGGGATGATGACGCATGGCCAATTGCTGATAATTGGCACCTCCCTTACATTGAATCACCCGAGCCACACCTGGCTTACCAGTTTCTCGATCTGGCTGGACGCAATAAGTTGAATGACCTCTCGGTGCTTTACCGTGACGATCAGCATGTGGCCTATACCGGACAGCGCGGCGTAATGCTTTATTACCACCGCAGCGCCATTGATAAGGTTGGCGGCTTCGATCCGGTATACGGGCGCGGGATGTACGAGCATCCCGATCTGGCCCTTCGCATTCACAACGCAGGGTTATCGACCTGGGCGTTTGCGGATGTTGCTGGTTCTGAAGATCTCATTCATTCAATGGATGAATACGAAGAGGGCACCCGTTCAATTCCCCGGCCTGAGCGTGAAGCGTTAGCGAAATCCAATGCTGTTATATACAGTGCCAGACGCGATAGCGGTTACACGGCTTATGTACCGTTCAGGAAGCAGCGTAATGTGGTGATCACTTCATTTCTGACTAGCCAGAATGATCCACAGCGTCAGGTAAGGATGAAAGCATCTGCTGAGTTGGTTCAGGGATGGGCATCGTCTATTCGTGGTGCTGATGCAGTGGTACTGGCCGATGAACTGGATACAGCACCGAGAGGTGCAAACCTCGTCCTGGTTCCCACTCTCTCGATGAGTCCTTACTTTGCACGCTGGCTGCATATCTATCAGTACTTACGTGCCAATCCTGATATTACCCGCGTCTGGTGTACCGATGGCACGGATGTTGAAATGTTGCATGAACCGTGGGAGGAAATGGAACCCGGTAAGATTTACGTGGGTTCTGAGCATAAGACGTACGCTGAGCCGTGGATGAAAGCAAACCATCACGGGCAAGCATACAGCGCCTTCATTGAGTTACATCGGCACGAAAAATTGCTCAATGCTGGTCTGCTGGGCGGTAGTCGTGATGATGTAATGGAGTTTGCTCACCACATTATTCGACAGTACTACCTGATTGAAAGTCACCGTTTCTGGAAGATGGAGACAGCACCCACCACTTTGGTGGACATGGGCGCGTTCGGTATGGTTGCAAAGTCTTTCGGTGATCGCATCGTTACCGGTCCTAAGGTACACACCATCTTTAAAACTGACGGTATTGGAAAGGAGTTTGCCTGGTGGCGTCACAAATAGTGGGAGGTTCTATGACAATTGAACAACGAGTTGAATTGCTGGAAAAAGAAATTGCTGCACAAAAAGAAGCGACCAAAAAACAGGTCGCTGCATTAAGAACTGCCTCAGCGGAAGCTGCTATTTGTTTGGTAGAAAACTTAAAGCAGACTCCATGATCTCCACTACTTCAGGGCTCTTATCTTTCCATATTGCAATCTGTTTCTGTGTCTCTTCTTCAATCAAATCTCTTACAGATTGAGGTTGCGCCGCAGCGATTTGCTTCATGAAATACTCCAGAGCGCCAACACGGAGTTGGAGTAGCTGCATTGGATCATTTACATCGTATGACATGTTATTCCTTTTCATTGGTGGATATCAGCCATTCTCTTTAAATGAGTACGCCAGTTTCCCACCGCTGGCGGGCTGAGTACCCACTTTAACCATGGTTATCAGTAAGCAACATCCTGATATTTAAACAGTATCCGTCTTCGTGCGGCATTATTATTGGATCAACCACATGACTGAACATATTAAGTTTGTGGTGGTAGGCCATCATTCCCGCATCAGTTCTGCACAAAGGCTGGCATCGCTGCTGGGTGCTCATCTCCTGACTGACGATAGCGACCACGGCGCAAACTGGAATCATCGCCGTGCGCTTGAGTGGGCCGCAGAACAATCATGCAGGGTGGTGGTGCTAGAAGATGATGCGCTCCCCGTTGCTGGCTTTACTGAACAGGTGAACGAATGGTTGAATCGCTTTCCTGATTCGCTAGTAAGCTTCTACCTAGGTACAGGTCGACCGCCACAGTATCAGATGCAGATCGCTGAACGGCTGGTAATCGCGGACAAGAACCGGGCTGACCACATTACTTTACCACGGCTGATTCATGCTGTTTGCTACAGCGTCCCGCCACATTATCTGCCCCGAGTACTGGCTCGGTGGGACCACCGCAAGGTGGCTGATTTCGCGGTAGGGGATGCCTGTGGCGGATCTGTTGTGTATCCATGCTACTCGCTGGTTGATCACGCTGATGGTCAGTCTGTGGAGCAACATCCCGATGGCGCCCCGCGAACCGAACGGCGGGTGGCATGGCGACTTGCAGGTCCGATGGAGAGAAGTTCATGCCAGCATTAATACCCAGGGCATGTCGTAAGCGTGGATGTGCTGGCACAACGACGGACAGATCAGGCTATTGCGATAAACATCGCAATGAGGGCTGGCAACAACACCAGCGTGGCCAGTCGAGACATGAGCGAGGTTACGGCACAAGCTGGGACAAACTCAGACCACTCATCCTGACACGTGATAAGCATCTCTGTCAGGGGTGCAAACGTAATGGTCGTATCACACCTGCCAAAAGCGTCGACCACATCATCCCGAAAGCTCATGGGGGTACCGATGACCCATCGAACCTCGAAAGCCTTTGCTGGCCTTGCCACCGGGCGAAGACGGCGGTCGAAAGAACCAAGTGAGAATGAGTCGCATCAGTCAACGTGAGGGGGAGGGGCGGGTAAAGAGTTCAGCCCTCTCGGCCTTCAGGACCGCCGCCTAAGTTTTTGTCACACGCCCGCAGGTTGGAAAAGATTTTTAGGGGTTCTACCGTAAACGATTAATAGGAGTTTTCGATTATGTCTGGACCACCGAAAACCCCGACACACCTGGTTTTGGTGAAGGGGAACCCATCGAAGCGAGCCATCAATAAGAATGAACCCAAACCCCCGTCAGGGGTCCCCCCAATTCCCAAGCATTTTGATAAACAGGGGAAGTACTGGTTTAAGCGGATCGGGGATGAACTTGACGCTATCGGCGTGATGACACAGCTCGACGGGAAAGCGCTTGAACTGTTGATCGAAGCCTATGTTGAATACCGGCATCATTGTGATGTTCTGGCAGAAGAGGGGTACACCTACAAATCAAAGTCAGCGACTGGCGAAGATATGGTGAAAGCCCATCCGGCAGCAGTGATGAAATCTGATGTGTGGAAACGTATTCGCGCAATGCTTGGTGAATTCGGCATGACGCCGGCAAGCAGAGCAAAAGTTGGTGCCAAGGGGCCAGCTGAAGTTGATCCACTCGATGAATTTTTGAAAAAGCGCAAATGATGAATGGCAACCGTTTCGGATGGTATTCAGTACGCAGAGCGCGTGCTAACCGGCGAGATTGTTGCTGGCGAACTGGTGCGCCTGGCGTGCCAGAGATTCCTTAACGATTTAGAACATGGGCCGGAACGCGGCGTCTACTTCAGTGAGGATCGCGCCCAGCACGTTCTCGATTTCTATAACTTTGTTCCCCATGTCAAAGGGGCTCTGGCAGGTAAGCCGATTGAGCTGATGGCGTGGCATGTCTTTATCCTGATAAATATCTTCGGTTTTGTTATTCCCCTGATTGATGAAATGACGGGGGAGCAGATGTTTGATGAAGATGGCGATGCGATTATGGTGCGCCGTTTTCGCACATCCTATGACGAAGTCGCCCGTAAAAATGCCAAATCAACGCTTTCTTCCGGCATCGGTCTGTATATGACTGGTGCCGATGGTGAGGGAGGCGCAGAAGTTTACTCTGCTGCGACAACTCGCGATCAGGCCCGCATCGTGTTTGATGATGCCAAAAATATGATCAAGAAAGCCCCCAGGACGCTGGGGCGTCTGTTTGGTCACGTTAAGCTCAATATCCACCAGGAACGAACTGCATCCAAGTTTGAACCGCTATCGAGCGATGCGAATAACCTTGATGGTCTGAATATTCACTGCGGTATCGTCGATGAGCTTCATGCACACCGTACGCGTGACGTATGGGATGTTCTTGAAACGGCTACCGGTGCACGCCTGCAGTCTCTTTTGTTTGCCATCACAACGGCCGGTTCAAATAAAGAAGGGATCTGCTTTGAACAGCGAGATTACGCCATCAAGGTGTTGCGCGGGGTGGTTGATGACGACACCTATTTTGCTGTGATTTATACCCTGGATGAAGACGACGATCCGTTCGATGAAAAGAACTGGCCTAAAGCTAATCCGGGGCTGGGGATCTGTAAGCGCTGGGATGATATGCGCCGCCTGGCGAAAAAAGCCAAAGAACAGATTGCCGCTCGGCCAAATTTCTTCACTAAACATTTGAACATATGGGTTACAGCGGAAAGTGCCTGGATGGATATGGACCGTTGGGAGAAGTGTGCAGGTATAGCACCCGATGATGAACTGCGTAACTGGCCACTCTGGGTAGGTATTGACCTCGCGAATAAAATTGATATCTGCGCCGCGGTAAAAACGTGGCTTTCGCCATCTGGTCACACGCATACGAAGTCGAAGTTCTGGATCCCTGAAGGACGGCTGGAGACCGCCCCGAAGCATATTTCTGAGCTTTACCGGAAATGGGCTGATGCTGGCTATCTGGATTTGACTGATGGTGACGTTATCGATCATGGCTATATCAAGGCAGAGGTCGAAGCCTGGGTTAAAGGTGAAAGCCTGAAGGAAATAGCCTTTGACCCATGGAGTGCTACCCAGTTTAGCCTTGCGCTTGCCGAAGAGGGGCTTCCGCTGGTGGAGGTTGCCCAGACAGTTAAAAACCTGTCTGAGTCAATGAAGTCAGTACAGGCAGACGTGTATGGCAACAAAATCCATCATGACGGCAACCCAGTCATGACATGGATGATGTCGAACGTCACTGTGAAGCCGGATAAAAATGACAATATCTTCCCGAATAAATCCACACCTGAAAACAAAATCGACGGACCTGTTGGTAAGCGTGCAGCGAGAACCGTATTGAC